CCGTTCCCACATAATTCATTCCACTTGATAATGTTCCTAATACATAATCACATCCGTTACAATTCTCTTTTGTGTCTAAAGATTTGATAAAAGTTATTTTTGTAGAAACATTCGCCCCAACTTGATAATTATGTATTTTTAGTATTCTCCAATATGTGTCTTTTATAAAGTATTCATTATTAAACTTAAATTGAAAAACGTCTACTGCATCTAAATTTATATAAGCCTCCATTATTCTTGCATCTTGGCTATAAATTTCATTCAAATAATCCTTCCAATAAGCTCCGAATAAAGCGTTATTAAACCAATTTCCAGACTCAAAACTTGAGTTAAATATTGTTAAATTACCAACTAATGGTGGTGTTGAATTCCAATATAATGATCTTGTATTTGATCCAAGTGAACTCGTTGTATTTGTATCAATATCAAAAGGAGTGCAGACAGGATATGTGTTAAAGAGATAGGCCGTTATAGTTTGGTTTGCCGTATCAGTTGCATGTAAATAATAGTTTGTTAAAGATCCATTTAAGTCTAAGGCATTTGTTGATTGTCCTCTATAAAAGAATAATTTAGGCTTAGTCTTTTTAACAGGATTATTAACATTTTCACCATCTGATTCAACACTAAACTCATATTGTATTGTAACATTGCTTAAGGCCGTTCCTGATTGCGTGTCTCCATTTAAGTATATTTGACTATTTACATAAGGAGAAAAAATAGACGTGTTTTTTAATGTTCCTTTTGCGTATTCATTGTTCCACTCATCTATTTTTAGATGTCCAAATACATTGGCTTCCGGCATGTATTCTTTAATCTCGTTATTTAAAATATCTACATCCTCAAGATCAGTGAAATGTATTGTCTTTTTTTGCAAATCCGTTGTGTCTTTAATTATAAGCTCCTTAGACGTGTCTAATTTTTCAGTCCAATGCTTGACCTCACCGGAGGCTATAAAATCGTTGTAAGGCTCTATAATTAAGTTAGTGTCATCCTCAGGATCGGTTAGAATAACCAAATTAAATCTCTGCACTATGTCTTTTAAAAAATCGCTTTGTTTTAGGTCCGGATCAATACACGATGGAACATTCACTGTTGCTCCATATATATTAGTGCTATAAGGCATCCAATTTATTTGAGCCCAAGCAGTAAACTCGGAATTAAACAAACCTGTCTGCCCCAATCTTAAAACTCCATTTAATGCCGGATCATCTCTAACTATTCCTACCACTTTTATAATCACTTTAGCCCTTGCTCCTACAGGCATATTTTCTAAGCTTAATGTTTGATCTAATCCAACCTGGCCACTTGGCTCATCATCCATAAAATTAACATTCCATTGTTGAACATCAAACATACTTTCCTCAACTAATGTGCCATCATCAAGACACTCTTGAAGAAGGTAAGCAATTGTAACACTCCCAAAATATGAGCATTTTAATATATTGCTCCAATAAAATGCGTGCCAAATCTGTAATGACATCATGTTCATGTCTGTTTTGACAAAACTATTAGTTGTTGTATCCCAAATATTATCAGGATCGGAAGGCAAAGACATTCCATCAACAATAACATAAGGTGTATTGTCAGGTAATATTAGTTCGCTTTCCACAAAATCAGTTGAACAGTCATTGTTTGTTATTATTATTTCTCCCCAATTCTCATTATTACCAACAAACATTAAGCCACTTGGAGACAAATTGGTGTTAGTTGTAGGCACTGCCCCTCCTTCTATATGGTTGCAAGATGTCATGTAAATTTTACCAAAATAATCACCGTCTATAAAATTTGATGTATAAGAGTAACCGGCTCTCGCTAATATTAGTTTAAAAATTTCTTTTATTTGTAAAGCCGGTCTAAATTGAGATATGTTCACAGTCCAAAAACTCGCAACATTATATCCTAAGGTATTTATTTCTCCTTGATCCATGTTCATGTAACGATCTTGACTGGGATCAAAATAAAATTTAGGCTCAGTAACAGACATTGGATACATTATTTTATTAACATCAACAGTATCGTCTCTTAAGGTTGCTCCTGCCGTATTAACAAAATTATTATTAGACAACAACAAGTTGGCTTTATTTACACCGTATAGCAATGACATGGCTTCAGTTAAAGCTTCACAAATTGCATCGGATGTTGTCAACTATTGTCTATTCAACTCAAATCCTGATGGATGGTCGAAACTTTCCACGTGGATAAAGTCAGCAGTTGTCTTTGGCAATAGTGCTCTAA